GGCGTTGCTCGAGCGCTGGAAACTAACGAAACCCGAGGCGGCCGTGTTGCTGTTCATGCACTCGAAAAAGTTTCGAACGTATACCCACGCGCACGGCCCGGCGCTCTCGTTTTGCCAGCTTTTCACGTTGGCGGTGCGCTCAGGAGAAAGCCCGTTCCCGCCGGGCTATTGGCGCGTAAACATGAACGTACCCGACGGGTAATCACCACCCGCCCAACGTTAGAGCGTCGATCCATGCGTCGACTGCGAGCTCGTACGATCGGCCGTCCATATGAACGGAATCAATGAACCCGATCCCCGTGCCGATGTCGGCGTACAGGTTGGCGCCTCTAATCACGCGCGGGTTGTCTGCGAACCCTGCTAGCGCGGTATTGACGCCTGGCGACAATTCGGTCGCCATTTTTTCAGTTTGCGACGGCACATCGCATGTGAGCCCAATCGCGACCCGATACTCGTCGCCCAACGCGAGAACGTGGTTAGCTACGTTCGTGATCCCGAGCGCGAAATTTTCCTCGGTGACGTTGTCGCCGGCGTCGGCTTGACCTAGCGAAATAAAGATCCATCGCTCATCAAAGGTTCCGATCCCGATCTCGGCGGTCAATGTCGCAATGTACCCATTGGGATCCCACCCTGGATCCGTGTCGCCATACGGTACTTTTCCGCCGGCATCCCCGCACCACTCGGTAACGATCCCGGTAGCCGCAACCGCCGTGTTCCTAACCTTGAAAACGTTTTGTTTATTTTGTAGCCAAAAGTGATACATGACGTCGGGCAGCCATGTGCCGCCCAAAGGCCCGCCGTTCGGTTCTAACGGATCACCGTGCATCGACCCGCCCGGGGTACGAAGCACGGGCAAAGCACCGACGAGGCTTACCCACTTGCCGCGTTCGTTACTTTGCGCCGGCCCGTTCCCAATAATGCGGCGTATCACGTTAGGGCCTTAAATCTTGCGCGGTCAGTCGCTCGAACGGTGCCGCCGCCATACGCGCCGCCAATCGCGCGATATTGGGCACGGGCGCCGCTGGTCTTAACGCCGATCCTTCGATTCTGTAAAGCTGAGCGTACTTGAATTGTGCAGCGATCGGCGACGACGACGATCCGCGGAAACCAAACCCGAACGGGTTCGCCGCTGGCGGTACGCCGGATCCACTTCCCGCCGCGGCGACGTTGACGTCGGTACCGCCCGAAACGCCATCAAGGTACGCGCTGACCATCTGCGAAGGTCCGTCGATAACCATTAGAATATGTTGTTCGGCGCCCGACGCCGTGCCGAAGTCGTCGATCGCCTGAATCAACCCATCGCCGCGATTGAGTTGCAACCGAAACCGATCGGTTGTGCTCACCGCCAGCGCGAAACCAAAGCTAGGGTTGGCACCCGCTGATCCCATGACGTTCCGCGCGGTTTCCGTTGCGGCGATGATAATACTCAGGGAACACACCAAAACGTCGTAGCGAAGATCCCAAGGCAACGCCGCGACCGGAATTTGACCGCCGAACGATTGACTAGCGCCCGCGGTCGACGTGTACCAACCCGCGTTATCGTACGCTGTCGAGTTATCGACGCCTACTTGCAAGTCGTTGTTGTTCGGCGAGAGATCGGCCATATTGCCGGCACCATCGTCGCAAGGGAGCCGGAACAAACACCCCGGATCGAGTTGTCGCACCGCCATTCCTGAAAGGCCCATTTCACATTCTCCACGCTAAATTTCCAAACTACGCACCAAGACCGATCCGCGGTCCTATAACGCTTGCCGGCCGCGCACCTGAATACTGATCGAGTTTGCCGTAGTTGCCGGCGTGCCGGCGCCGTTGTATCTCTCGCTGCACACGAGCTCGACGCCGCGCACGGCATCGTGCGCCGTAAAATCATAGACCACCATGCACGCCTCAAATATTGCGACGGTGCTCGCGATCGCCGCTTGTTGCCCCGCCGCCGGCGCGGCCGACTCGGTGTCGCCTATCGCGATCACCGCCACGCGTCGCAAGTCAACGTCCGCGGGCAAAAACAGCGACTCACGAAGATCCCACAAGATCGCGCCGTCCGTTAACAGCTTTAACCGTGTCGCCGCTTCGAAGTCATGATCGGATCCGATCTCGACGCGAGCATGCTGTATGTCGTTGGTGGCGTCGCCGTACTCGGTCACGCCCGTGACGACGCCGCCCACGGTCGGCGTGATGATTATCGTCGATCGGCCGTCGGGCCCTGCTACGTGTTGGGACCCATTGCTCGCGCCTACTGAATTCCCCATAACTAAAACCCTCTATGAAACGGTGGCGACGCCAATAATGATGATGTCGTACGTTGCGGCGGCGGCGCCGTCGTTGTTGGTGATCGTTAGCTTGTCGTCGGTGTTGTCGGTCACGCCAACGCCGGCGATAGGCGCCGAGATATAGAACACCCCATCGGCCGCGAGAACAACGCGATCGCTCGCGTCACCGAAAAAGTCGGCGAAACCCTCGCTAGACTTGGGCCCGATGCTGATCGTCGAGCCGTTCGCCGCCGCGGCCCGCACGATCAACGCTTTGATGTTGGTAAACGATATCGACTCGCCGAGCGCGTTGACCAGCGGCAACGAAAGATCGATATCCTCGCCCGTGCTCAGCGCGAGCGTTCGTTGATCGTGCCAAAACTGATCGGCCTGCGAGGCGCCGGTACCATCGGCGAGCGCTATATTCTGTTGATAGTTGAGCTCGGCAAGCGGCACGACCGAGAGATCGAGCGATCCCGTCAACGCCGCGACGATCTGTAATTTTAACTGGCTAGTTAATGACATTTTTATCCCTCGAGCACCGCGGCGCTATCGTCTAATTCCTCGACCACGATCGAGATCTGGCCGCCCTGATCACGGCTCAGGTTTTTCGGCCCGGTGGCCATAACCTCGCCGAGTATATCGAGATCGACCTTGGAGCTCGTCACCCTCACGACGTCGCCCGGCTCGATCTGCAATGCCGCCATGGTAGACCGTAGCGACACAATGCGCCGGCGCCCGGCACTGATCGCCCGGTCGGCGTACCACTGCGCGGCGTTCGAGAGCTCAGTCGGATCGAACATAATTTCGAAGTCGAACAATACCGCCCGCGTGCCGATCCGGGCTTGGGATATCGCGTCTTCAATGACGCCCACGATCGACCACTCGCCGGCGATGCTGAGCCCGCCGCGATACTGCACCCGGTTGTGTAGCTCATTCAAGCCCACGAGAGCGAAGCCGGCCGAGCTCGCGCCATCGTCCGAACGAGCGATCAGCGTATCGCCGATCACCTTGTCGGGGTTGTTCAAGTACGCGGCGGCGGTGAGTATCGCGCGCCGGCGGAAACGGTACGCACCGCCCGAGTAGATGATCGAGCACCGCGCTTGTCGGGTAACGTCCTCGAGCACCTCGCCGAGCGTTGAAGGCGTCACGACCGCGAGCGCGAGCTCGAAGCCGACGATCGAGTCGTAGGTGCTCCGCGCCGCCTCGAGCGTGTCGAGCCCGCCGTACGTCTCGAGCAACGCTTGTGCAATGCCGTCGGGCGAGGCGATCGCCGTGCCGTCGGCATCCACGGCGCCGACGATGTCAGCCGAGACGGTGGCACCGATAACAGCGCTTGCGGCGCTCGTGCCGGTTACGTCGATCGTGCCCGTCCTAAACACCGCGGCGATCGTCGAGTCCGACGCGGTGTTCTGGTAGTCGATATTGGTGAGCGTCAGCTCATAGAAGTCATTCTGCTGCCCGGGAATGAAAATCCCGTTATTGACCTTTATCGAGGGCGCCGTGATCAGAGTCCACGCGCCCGACCCTTGGTTCGCGAACGTGTGCGTGATCGGAGCTGTCGCGCCTGTGCCTAATTGCGTCGGCGTGAACCGATGCCCGTTGATCTCAATGTAGGCGGTACCCTCGCCGAAATGCCCCTTAACCGTTATATCGTAATTTGTGAGAGTGCGCCCGGCGGTACCGCCCGAAACCGTAAACGCCGACGATCCGTTCACGAACTGCCCGTCGGCGCTTCGGTTTGAGTGCATAAACGTTGCGGTATTGCCGTCGGTAAAGTTCGACGGGTTCGAAACGGAAAGCGTCGTGCTTACGGCCGACGTGCTTGTCGTGCCGGTTGTGCCAATGTGCGAGTGTCCCGTATCACCGACCGCGATCGAGTCGTCGACCTCGATGTCGATAGTGCCCAGTCGGTCGAGCGTTGGCGGTGCAAAGAACGTCAGCGTGGCCGCCGCCGAGTCGATCTGCCATTCGACGGCCGCGACGGGCGCGGCGGTTAGGTGCGACACGCGAGCGGTACCGTTAACGCCCCGGGTTAACGAGTTGAGCGTATTCGTCGTGATCGACGTGTAGTGAATTTCCTCGCTATCGATCGTCACCGAGCCCTTGGCGGGAAACCCGGTCGAGTCGGCAACGGCGAGCGATGTCGCTACGTCGGTTAGGGCGCCGTTTAGCGTCGACCCATTGTTCGAGATCTGTCGCACGCCCTCGACATATACCGCCGGCGCAGAATGGATCGGGTGCGCGGCGAGCAAATACACGTATTCGGTCTGTATCTCGATCGCTTGATCGCCGGCGTCGTGAATGCCCGGATTGGTCGAGTTAACGGCGCGTGTGAGCCCGGTCAACACCTGACCGACGATCGACGTGTACGACATTTGCTCGAGGCCGACTTGTACGGTACCGGTCGCCGGAAAGGCGGCGGCGCTCGTGAGCTCGGCCGTCGTTTGGGTTAGATCCATGACCTGAGCGAGCGTCGAGATCGAGCCCGTATCGATCCCGCGAGCCGGTACCATCGACACGTTGCCGTAGACGATCGGCGCTATTAAGCCGACCGCGGCGGGATCAATCCCCGGGTAATCGGTAGCGCCGAGAACGTCGCCGAGTAACGCCCGCTCGTGCTTGACCCGATTCGAAACGACATCGAACGCGACTCGACCGCCGGCGAACGCGATCGGATCGCTGAGCTGACCCTTAAAAAAAAGCTCGTCGTCGGCGGTGTACACGCCGGCCGTCCCCGTCTCGGTGAGGTTCGCGAAGACGCGAAGCGTTACCGTTGCCCCCAATACGAGACCCGCTCTAGCGGTCGGCGAGTCTAGGATCTCGATCCTTATGTCGTCGGCGGCACGGCTGAGCGACTCGTACAGGCTGCCCACCTCGAGCAATTCGGCGACGTACACATCGGCGCCAATGGTGAACGCGCGCGTACTGACACCCCGCACGGCGCCCGTGTCGGGGTTCGTGATCTGTATCCCGACCGCCCACGCGCTACCCGTCGAGGCCTCGATCGCCGCTTGGAAGCCGGCGCCGAACGTTCTCATGTGACGACACGCAAGGTTAGGTTGACCCGGTACAGATCGAACGCTTGCCGCTCGAGCGCCATTAGATCCTGAGAGAACCGCACGAGATACACCACGCCGCCGGCGTCGGTGAATTCCCACGTATTAGCTCGGCCGTTCGCGGTGACGAGGTAGAACGCCTCGAGGGCGGCCGCCTGGACACCCGTCAACGGCCACGCGTCGATCGTGAACGTGCGCTGAGCGGCGCCCCAATCGTATATGACCTGGGCACCGGCATCGGTGTCGAACGCGCTTTGAAGGCGGCGCACCGGGCGAGCGCTGGGCAATTGCTCGATGTTGCCGAACACGAGCTCGGTCGTCGGCGCCGCGGCGGTAGGGTAAGAGAATCGAACGCTCATCGTACAAACGCCGTCTGAAGCTCGGGCACGAGCGTCGAGCGCACCCAGTCTCGAAACTGGCCCGGGTTCGTCGGCACGCCGGGAAAGTTGATGTTAACCGTCGTGTTGTTGCTGACCACCCGCTCGCCGGCCTCGAGGCGGTAGTTACCATCGGCGGGCACCTGGCCACCGGTGGCGAACCGACCAATAGACGCTAGCGCTTGTTGCGCCGTCTCGCCGCGGCTTAAGCGGCGGATCGCCTGACCGTCGGCGCCATATAGCACTTGATGCTGACCGATACCGAACACCGACGGGCGGCCGCCTTCGGGCGCCGCGAGGTTGAACCCGCCACCGGCCTCTTGCTCGTCGCCGAGTCGGTTCGAGGCGTTGCGCGCCGAGTTGAGCTCGCCGGTTAAGTCGCTAATCTGGGATCGCAATCGGTGGAGCGTGCCGGCCGCGGCTTGGCGCAAGCGTTCCTCGAGCGTCAACGCCGAGTCTCCCATATTATCCAACGCCTTCGCGGCGGCGTTCGCGGGATCGGGAAGCCCTGAGATTTTGAACCCCGCGCGCTCGGCTTCCTTGCTTACTTTCTTAAGCGGCACGACCACTTTTTCGCCCATCTTTTCCCACGCGGCGATCACCTTGTCGATAGCCCCACTCGCGACGCCGGCGAACTCGACGGCCACGTCCGAGCCGGTTGCGAATATCGTCTTAACGGCACCGGTGGCGATCGACCCAAGGCTCGTCATTTTCTCGAGCGACGCTTTGGCCTCGGTGAATGCCTTCTGGAATTCGCCCTTGATTAGCTGAGCGACGGCGCGGGCTAAGCCCTTGAGCGCCTCAAACGCTCGGATCACGGCATTGCCAACGGCGGTGTATATGGTCACGAGAATCGAGCCCACACCGCCGACCACGTTACCGAGCTGCAAAAACCCTTTGACCGTCTCGCTTAACAGCGTCCCGATGAACTGCAGACCGGGCGCCAGCTTAATTACGATCGACTGCGTGATCCCCTCGATCTGTAACTTGAATTTCGCGAATGCTTGATTCGACGCCTTGAGCGTGATCGCCTGCGCCTCGGTCATGGTTACCCCGAACCCGCGCACCGACTCGCGCGCTTTCTCCATATCGCCGCCGAACTCGTTGATCGTCTGCAGTAGTGCAACGCCTTCGGTGTCCCACAATTTCATAGCAACGGCGGCTTGCAAGCTCGGGTTTTTGATCTTACCTATCGCCGCGGCGAGTATGTCGAACTGTTCGTCGGCTCGAAGGTTGATCAGCGACTCCGCCGAGATATTCAATTCCTTGAGCGCTTTGACCGCCTCGCCGGTGCCCTTGGTCGCTTCGGCGATCCGCCGGCTTTGTCGTTGGAGCGATGTCGTCAACGTGCCGAACGACACGCCGGTGAGCTGAGCGGCCGCCTTGAGCTCGCTCATTGCCTCGACGCTGGTACCGAGCCGCGACTTTAGGTCGAGCAACCCCTCACCAAGATCGGCGACTTTTGAGATCGTGGCGCCGATGCCCTGCGCGCCGGCGAGTAACACGAACGCGCCGGCGGCTTTCTTGGCGGCACCCGAAAGAGCATTGACACCCTTTTGAGCTGAGCCGACGGCCCGGCCGGATCTATTCTCGCCGCCAATAATTAGCTTTGTGTTAATCGCCATTGATCAATGTACTCCATGGCCGACCAATACCGCGCCGGCTGATCGTAGATCCCGCCCGCCGTTAGAAGGTGCCCTCGTTCATATAACCGGTGCAGTCGTAACAGCTCGATCGACTCGCCAGTTATTAAGAGGTTCGGGCACGTTTCCGAGAGCGTGCCGTCGGGGAGCTCCCAAGCGGCGTATCCGTTTCCGCGCTCGGTACATTCGGATCCTCGCCCGCAACACTTGACGTCGGATCGTCCGATGTCGAGGGCGAGGCCAAATTTACTAGGGTTGCCGCCGTTGCCTTCGCGTGGTCGACCACCCATTGCGCAATCTCGAAATACGAGTCGTCGTCGAGTAGCTGGGCGTTTTGGTTCGGGTTGTTTGGCAAAAACTTCGGCGCGCCTTCCCCTTCCCACCCGACCAAGCCGATCCGCACGGCCTGAGCATAGGCCGCCGTCGTGCCGTCAAAATCGCCGCCTTCGGCCTTCGATAGAATCGCGAGCCCTTCCTCGACCGTTGGTTCGCGCACGAGAAACGTAATCCCGTCGACCTCGATCTCGTGCGGGTTTTTGGCCGTATTCGCTTTGAATGCGCTCACGTCAGCACGACCGCGACCTCGTCGTCGGTCCCCTTAGCGGTGAACGGTATCTCGTTGATCATGTTGCCTTGCCTGTCGCTCGGTTGTAGTTCGCGAATGATAGCCGCGGGAACATCGATGTCGACAATATTGCCGGCGACCGTGCCGTAATTCATCGATAGCGCCGTCTCGGTGCCGGCGGTCCACGCCGCGTAGCTGTTATACGTGGCGTTGAGTGTTTCCTCGGGGTTGAACGTCCCAAGCGGCGAGCGTGAACCGAGCACCGCCTCGCCGAGCGAATTCGCCTCGTTGATGTCGTCGGCAAACTCAACCGCGTTTTGCATGTCGATCGTGACCGCTTGAACGACCAACGCCACACCGCCCCACGTGAACGCCGCCGACTCGACGCGGATCGCCGGCGTCGTGTCCTCGTTCGAGATAGTGGGGAAAGCCGTGTCGGTCGGCTCGAGCGGCTTGCCAATCAAGGTAAACGTCATTTTGAGCTTGTCGGAAGCGGCCGCCGAGATCACGACGTTGCCGCGGCACCCGTTAAAGATCCACCGCTTACCGTCAACGAATGCGTAGATCGTCACGCTCGCGATCGCGGTCGACTCGGGCTCGTACGTCACCGATGTCGATGCCGAGATCGTCTCGCTGAACCCGCACGCTCGAAGGATCGGGCCCCATTCGGGCGCCGTGCCCGCCGCGCCTGACCCTTTCAACGGCACGTCGAACGTGAGCTCGGCCGTGCGTCGAAGCAGTACCGGCGCTTGTGGCGATATGCTGCCCGAGGCCGCGATCGGATCGTCGATCTCGGTGGGGTAACTCCATTCGAAGTTTTCGACGATGACCACGTCAGCGCTCGCGCTTGGCGTCGGATCGGTGCCGTAGGTGCTCTCGAGTTTAGCCAGCACGGCGAGCCGGCGTTTTAGTAGTGCCACAATTAGCCCCCTTAACCCGCGACGGTTGCGTCGTCGAGCGAATGTCGGTATTCGATGATATAGGTGATCGTTTGCGTTGCGATCGGTGTAACGGCCTCGGTGATGATCTCGGGCGATCCTGAGCTGAACCAATACGAATGTTGCACACCGGTGAGGCTGAGCCCGCGCATGGCGGCGTAGACTTCGGCGGCGATCGTGTTCAATAACTGATCGAGTGCCCCTTCGGCTGAAGATACACGCGCCTCGATGCCGACCTCGAGCACAACGTCGATCGCGTTGAATACGGTTTGTCCGCGGTCGCCGGCGCTTTGTTCCTCGCCCATAGCGACGTTTAAGCCGGGCAAGTCGGCGAGCGTTATTACCCCGGAGCGCAATCGCGTCACCCTCGAGCCGGTGGTCGTGAGCCCAGTCAATAGCGTTTCGATCGCGTCGAGGATCTGCTCGCGCATGTGATCGGCCATTAGATGATCCCCTTACGCTTCAAGCGTTTGATCAGTCGCGACTCGAACTCGATCCGAAATATGATCCGGGCCCGGACATCGCCCCGCACGAGTAACGCCGCGTGCGCGCTACGTTGAAACGTGAACTTTTTCTCGACGATAGGAAGCGATCCGCGTTCCTTCGGTCGACGCCGAGCACCGGCACCGACTCGCCGCGTCGGGCGACGCCGGCGGAATACGCCAACGTGCCCGGTGGGCATCCTCGCCACGAACGCGCCAGCAATGAAGCCGATCACCGGCACCCGCACGCCTTCGGGCGTTTGCACGACGGCGCCGAGCTTGTGAAAGCTGATCGACCGATACGCGCCTATTACTTCGGTGCGAGGCGATCGCACCTTGGCGCGCCGGCCTTGCACAATCAGGCCACCAAGTACCCGTTTCCCGAGGCGGTGCGTTTCGTGTACCTCGTCGATCGTGTGCTTGCGCACGTCTCGAGCGGCGGCGTTGAGGGCTTGCGGTAGGATCGCCCGGATATGCTTGCGCGCGAGCTCGCCGAACTTTTTGTCGGCCTCGCGCGTGTCGTGCTCGATCGTCAGCGTGACCGAGTTGCTTTTCGAGAATAGGGCGGCCATTTACGAAAGCCCGCACCGCACGCGCACGAGCCCGCCGACTTGGGGTTCGATGCTCTCGACCGTATACGGGCCTCGAGTCTCGCCCGCGAATATGGTTACCGCCTGGATCGTATCGCCCGGGCTAAGAGTCCGCGCGATATCGTCCGACCCACTGACGCGCGCGCCGCCGGTGGCCGTGTCGTAGAACCCGACCAACGACAAGTAAACCGAACTCGTTTGTATGCCGTCCTCGTCAATGCCTGCATTAGCAAAGGCACAGTGATGATCCACGCCGCCAATGCGGCAACGGTGAAAGTCCAACAACGCGAGCGATAAGTCATGCCTTGGATCCTGCATTGGTTAATGACACCCGCGCCTCGAGGGCGCGGGCATCCTCCACGGTTGCCGGCGCTAGGTGCCGTAGCAGAAAGACTGCCCGTGACGCGCGGCCATGTCGACATCTTGGGTTACCCGCAAGATCGCTTGACGTTTCGCGGCCTGCGAGTAGATGTCGACCATGATGTCGAGCACGCCCCACTGACCCACTAGCCACTGACTGAAGCACCCGAACAAGAGCCGCGAGGTTGCGAGTTGTGTCGACTGAAACGACGGATAACCCGCGACGAGGCCCGTGTCGCCCATTAGAAACTGGCCCGAGCCGGCATCCTTGGACGTGGTCATTAGCGCACCGGCAAGCGTTGGCGTCATTACGAAAGCCCCGCCCGCCTTGAGTGCGTTCGCTTCCTGCACCGCCGTGATCAACGACACGAGCTCGGCCCAAGTCGGCGCGGTATCGGTGCCGATCGCCGCGGTGAGCGTGTCGGGGTTTAGGATGATCCCTAGCGGGCTCGCCCCGGTGCCGTCACCTTCGAACGCGGTTTGATCTATCTTCTCGGCAATGGCGCCGGTGAGATCAGAGCGCACGAGCCCTTCAACCGCCGGCGTTGCTTGCTGCATCATCCGACGCGTGATCGGCACATCAGCCGCAATCGATCGTGGTTGCATGCTGACCAGACCCACGGGCATTTCCGTTTCGGTCGGTGCGGTATCTTCCCCGACCCAATACGCCGTAGATACGCCGCTCTGCTTTGGGATCTGTATGTTTTGCGTAAGCCCAGCCAACACCGTGGCGCCGGCGGCGAGTACCACCGTGGCCGGGCGTAGGGCTTCGATAAACGATCCCGCCATCAATTGCGTACCGACTAAGCTCGCGGCCGTCGTGCCCGGCGTACCAACGCCCATAGGTGCCGCGCGATTCATTAATGCCGCGGTTCTATATTGGCGTTCCATGTCGGGCGAGGCAAAGCTCGGGATTGGCCATGCGCCTTCCTCGAGCACGTCGGGCGGGATCAGGATCCCCGTTACCTCGCGGTGCCCCATTTGCTTGGCGAGCTCGGCCGAAATGTGCATTTCGTGTGGCGCGATGTCGGCGGCGTTGCCCTCACCACTCGCCCGAGCCCATGCCGCATGCAATGCCCGCGAGAACGAATACCGCGACCGATCGCCGTTCGGCATGTCGAGATACCCGCGCGGCTTCGGTGTGCCGGCGGTAGCTACGTGGCGTTGAATCGCCTCGAGGGCTACTTTCTCGAAGTCGCCGGCCGGCATGCTCTCGTTAACCGCGTTGTCGGCGAGTTGCCCCAACCCCTCGCAATACGAGAACTTGCTCGCGAGCTCGCGAATGGTGGTCTGTCGTTCTCGCTCTTGGCGGGTACCTTCGGCTCGAGCAACGTCGGCAAGCGCCGCCGTAGTCTTGGCCGCGGCCGTTGCGGCATCGTCGGCCTCTATGGTGATCGAAGTGTGCGCGCTCGGTGCGACCGGTTTTTTGGGTTCTGGCATCTCGTGATCCTCGTGTGTTTCGAGATTTCGACCAACACCGGCACGAACATCGGCCGGCACGCTTACGAATGAAACCTCGTGAGGTTCCCAATCGGTAGCCCTAACCGTCGGGAGCTCGTCGACCCCTTCGGCTTCGGTTAGCAAGTACGCGTAAACGCGGTAACCGATCGACGCTTTGTCGAGGAAACCGCGGTGAACATTTTTCGAGAGCATATGCCCGTCGACCGTGTCGGCGAACGCCGTGTCGCCGCGTAGCACCCGATCGGTATCAATCCATGCTTTCGTAACCTTCCCCGCATAACGCGACGACGTGTGATCAATCAGCACCGCGGCCCCGTCGTTCATACGGTCGAGCCGTATCGATCCGGGCGAATGATCGAGGATCTCGATCGCCATGCCAACCCCGGGCACATAGGTGCGCACCGGATCCTCGCTCGACATCGCAAGGCTAGCGCCCTCAGTCGTCGCGACGCTCGCCTCGTGCATGCGTACCGCGCGTGCGTGCGCGTAGGGCTCAGTTATGGATCTTGTGCGGTCGTTCATTCGTCGTCGTCCTCTTTAGGTGGCGCCGGCGTCGAAGCCGCGACCACTTGTTCGATCGGTTGCAACGTGGTCGGCATGACGAGCGTGATCCCCAATTCCTCGAGCAATTGTCGCTCGTCGGCGATGTCGCGCAACACCTCGTCGGGGTTCGCGCCTCGATCTTCGATGATCTCGTGTAGCGACTTCGATGCCATGCCCCACCGTGACGCGTCGGACTGGGCATCCTTGAGCGGATCGGGCGACTGCCAACCACGCGGCCGAAATTCGATTTGCGACAGTTTCTCGACCCGCGACGCGAAGTCGGCGCCGGCGCCCTTGCCCACCTTGCCGGCGAGCACGTTGTACTCGAGCCAATCGGCGAACACTATCTCGTAAAAGCTCTCGATCACGTACTTTTGCAACACGCGCCACCCGTCACGCTCATCGAGTAGACCGCCCCGGATGCTCGAGAGGTTGATCGACTCGTAGTCGTTGCCCAGCGTCGGGTAGAACGTACCCAAGCCGCCGGCGATGCCCTGAAGCATCGACTTATTAAACGACGCGACGTCGGCGTGTGGATAAGTTGGGTTCCACTCGAGGATCTCGGCGTCGGGATCGTTGATCTGCCCCATTTCGCCCGGGCCCGAGGCGTCAACGCGAGTCGTGCCGCCGTTTTCGTCTATTTCCTCGTCGCCGTATAGACCGTCGGTAGGATCGGACGTCTTGAGCCACCCGAGCTTGTTTGCGCCTGAGCGTGCCGCGATTATTGCCGACGCCCGCCATTGCCCCAAGTCGCGAAGCGCTAGCATTGCCGCGTAGGCCGCGGGAATTCCGCGCACTTGTTCGGCGCGGTATGCAATGAAAACGTGAACCATACGCGCGGCCGGTATCTGTACGTAGCGTTGCGTGCCGTCGGTTCGCCGTGTCGATCCCGGATGCTCGCGAAGTAGCCAATAGGATACCGGCGCCTCGTCGTTGTCGACCTCCACGCCCATGATGATCTGGTTACCCGTCGCCGGGTTTACGCTGTTGAGCGTGTGATCGAGCCGGTCGGCATCCCATATCTTGAGTTGGTACCCGTGCTTGCCCCGACCCGGGCGAAGCTCGCACACGAACTCACCGTCGCGTTGCAACGTCTCGATCATGAGTAACTCGAGCATCCACCACGACAAGCGGCCCGAGGCCTCGCACGATCCCACCTTGCCCCATTTCTTCCACGCGTCGGCGAGCTCGGCGTTAGCTTTTGGTTGCAGCTTGCCGCGGGCGGTGCGGATCCCCGGTAACAGTCGGATCCCGTTATGCCCTACGACGTTTTGCCGGCACTGCAATAACCAACGCCGCATATACCCGTTGTTCGAGGCGAGCTCGCGCGAACGAGCCCGCAAAGGCCCGAGCGCCGCCATTAGCTCGGAATTAACGTCAGTGCCGCTCATTAGCCAATCGAGGTTAAATTGATCAACCTTGGCGGCATCGAACGCACCGCCGCCTATTTGGCGCACATGAGAGCGCCGGCGCGTTGGTTTTTTGGGCGTTCGGTTGAATAGGCCGGCAAGATTAAGTTTCATCGGCTAATGAACCTCGATTGAATTTTTCCCCGGTTCCCGCGCCCCTCTTGGGTTTGCCGGTGGCTTCGCTCAGTCGCTACCCGCCGGCGCCAGAATTGAAGCTGTTCTCGTGCTTCACCGTCCGACATAACGGTGATCGACGCCGCCTCGAACGAGCTCGCCACAATGTCGTTAGGCGCCCGGTTCTCGAGGCGGATCTCGAGTAAGTCGACCATTCGTTGCGCGAACGACCTCGGATCGACGTCGGTGTCGGTGAGAAAGTCGGGCTCGACCACTAACGCGCCGGTGGCGACGGTATAGCGGTCGGTGGCGTCGTCGATCGATGCTGACCAGTGCCACGTGCCCACCGCAAGCAACGCCGACACCGCCGGCGTGATAGTGATCAACCAACGCGCGAAATCGGCGACGCCGGCGACCGTCACGGCCGTTTCGTCTTTTTTCACGAAACCATACGTGATCGACCATGTCGACGCGTCTAACTCACCGCTCGATCGATACCATTTCGACGTATCGCCGCGGCGTACCGCTAACGGCTCGGTGTCGTTCGGTGTCGGCGTTACCATTGCGACGTTTCTCCACTGTTACCGCCTCGACGCGCCGCCCGGCGCCGTTGGCGTACGGTCGGCGGCTCGGCCGGCGTGCTCGAGCGCTCAACCGGGCGCCCAAGTCGCATTTTGTACAAATTCCAACGCGGGACCAATATCTCGAGAGCGGCACGGGCGTAGTTTCTAAGATCGATCGCCTCGTTGCGTAACGATGGATCCTTGATCCAGACCCGAACGGCTCGGCCTTGCTTGTACTTCGTGATCGCTTTCTCCGCGGTCAATTGTTCGTAATATTCCTCGGTCCGGTCGAGCGGGAAGTGACAATAACCGGGCCCGACTTCCTCGAGCGCGAGGTTATTCACGAGGCTAAATTTCAGATCATCGACGCCGAGAGTATGCACAGTTACGGGTTGATCCTTCGCTTTCGTGCGTCGGTGGATGATCGCAAGCCCCGCGCCCGCCATGCCGCGCACCGCGTAAACGTTACGCCCGCGCCGGCGTTTGACGTACTTGTAAACGTGATCGGTGAGAAAGTTGGAGTCGATCGCCACGGCCGCGATCCGCAGCTTGTGCCCGCTCTCGTGTACCCAAGGCTCGGCGAGTAGCTCGTCGAGCTGTTTCCACACGGCCGGCAATTCGGGGTTGCCGGTGAGCACCTGATACGACATCGACCAAGACTCGTACCCAACGCCCCACGCGACGATCTCGACCTCGAGGCGATTCGCATGCACATCGACGCCGGCGGTGAGCACGAGCGCATCCTCGGGCACATCGGGCCCGAACGGCTCGGCGCGACCCATCAGCATATCGAGATCGGCCGCCTCGCCGCCTTGCTCCCACGTTTCGCCAAGTACCGTGTTAACAAACGTTTTCAGCGTGTCCGCGGTGTTTTTCGACTCGAGGAATTCGGTTGCGAGCTGAC